GAAACATTGAAGCGTGTGTTGTTTCTTGCTCTTGACCCGTACACGCAATTCTACATTCGAAAGATTCCTGGTTATACTCCAAATTTCACAGAAAGATTTGCCATGCCCTTGTCGGGTGCATTGGAAAGTTTAGATAAAATCATTAATCGTGATGTAACTGGCAATGCCGCCATCCAACATTTGAAAAACATTTTGGAAAGTGTAGTTGCCGATGATGCCAAAGTGATTGAACGCATCATTGAAAAGGATTTGAAGTGTGGTGTGTCTGAAGCTACAGTAAATAAAATTTTTCCTAATTTAATTCCTACATATCCAGTGATGTTGGCATCTGGCTTTGATGAAAAGATTATGAACAAGATGTCGTATCCTGCCTATGTCCAATTGAAGTTGGATGGGATGCGTTTCAATGCCATCGTGCAGAATGGCAAGGTGGATTTCCGTTCCCGTAATGGCAAGAGCATTGATTTGTTGGGAAATCTTGAACAAGAATTTCTGGCATTGGCAGGCGAACTGCCTGTGGTGTTTGATGGTGAATTGATTGTTAGAGAAAAGTCTGGTGTCATCATGAATCGTCAGAAGGGCAATGGCATTTTGAACAAGGCTGTAAAAGGAACTATATCTTCAAGTGAAGCTGCTCAAGTTGAAGCTGTGGTATGGGACATTATTTTGCTGAAGGATTTCAAAGATGGAGTCTCCAAGATGCCATATGAAATGCGTTTCCAGATGCTTGAAGAGCTGGAAATGCCATGGCGTGTATCATTGATTGAAAACATTGAAGTGGCATCTGAAGATGAGGCACATCATTTGTTCGAGGAATATTTCTCCAAGGGTGAAGAAGGTATCATTCTCAAGGACATCACCAAAGGCTGGGAAGATAAGCGAGTGAAGCATCAAGTGAAGTTCAAGGGAGAATTGGAGTGTGACTTGCTGTGTGTTGACTGGCAAGAAGGCACAGGTAAGAATGTAGGTAAGTTGGGTGCCTTGGTGTTGGAATCCTCAGATAAACTGGTGAAAGTGAATGTGGGTTCTGGTTTCACTGATGAACAACGTGATAAATACACCATGAACAACACGGTAGGAAAAATTGTTGCTGTGAAATATAATGCAAAAATTCAGGATAAAAAGACAGGTGAGTTTAGTCTTTTTCTTCCAGTATTCATTGAACTTCGTGAGGATAAGGATGTTGCCGATTCTTTATCTTCCATCAAGTAGGAGGGAGTATGACCAAGCATGATGAGTATTTTCAAGAAGTGGATGATAGAATCAGGTATTTTGTTACGGATATGGACGAAGAATTAGACAATATTGAACGATTAGTACGTGGAAACGAGTCTGCTGTACTACTTCTTCAATGGGTACGAGACACAATGCAACGTGTCGCAGAAAACTACGAAAGATAAATAAAAATATGCCAACATATGAATATCGCTGTGAAAAGTGTGAGCATTATTTCACAAGAAATGTAAGTATCTCTTCCATGTACGTGCCAGAGGAGGAACCATGTACTAACTGCGGTGAAGTTGCAGTCAAGAAGGTAATCATGACTGCCCCTACTCTCGGTGACCCTGTTCGTCTTGGTTTTCGACGACCCGACAATGGATTCAAAGAGGTCTTACAAAAGATACATGATAAAACTCCCGGCTCCACACTTAAAAACAACAGCAGTTACATCTAAGGACTCTCCGTCCATAATGAATCCCGGTAGGGCAATTGCCCGCCGGGATTTTTTTACCTTCAACCTAGCGAGTGTTTTATGTCACGCAAAAAGCGCCTGAAATTGGTTACTTCACAAACTTACATTGTCCAAGAGGAACAAGAATCCAAACACAAAATCAAACTCGCAGATTTAAAAGAAATTTGGGCCCTAACAGAAAATCAGGAAAATTTTTTCAATTACTATCGAAAAGGACATAAAGCCATTCTGTGCCATGGCGTGGCAGGCACAGGTAAAACATATATCGCCATGCACAGCGCCTTCAAGGAAATTTTAGAAAATTCAGGATATAAAAAAGTTGTGATTGTTCGTTCTGCTGTACCATCCCGAGACATTGGATTTCTTCCAGGCAACGAGAAGGAAAAAGTGGAAGTGTATTCACAACCCTATCAAGAAATTTGTTCTGACTTGTTTCCACGATTTGGAGAAAGTGCTTATAACAAGTTGAAGGAACAAAGCCTTATCCATTTCATGGTCACCTCTTATGTTCGAGGATTAACCTTGGATAATTGTATTGTGATTGTGGACGAAGCCCAGAACATGAATGACATGGAACTGAACAGCATCATGACCCGAGTTGGTCAAAACACGAAAATCATCTTCTGTGGTGATTTCCGACAAACTGATTTACAGAAACGAAATGATTTGTCTGGGTTAAAAAAGTTCATGGCCATTGCCAACCATATGCCATCATTCCGGCATGTGGAATTTGAAGTGGAAGACATTGTTCGAGGACCATTAGTGAAAGAGTACATCATTGCACGATTGGCATGCGAGGAAATGTTGATAGCCTCTTGACAAATGTGGAAAATGATGTTAATATTATAGTATGAAAACATTTCTCAGAAATCCAATACAAATAGAAGAATTAAAAGCCACAACAGGCACGGATGGGAATAGAGTATATCATACACCAGATGGTAAACTCTATCCCTCCGTGACCACAGTGCTTTCTGCTCATACCAAGAAAGGCATCTTGGAATGGCGTGAGCGGGTGGGTGAAGAAGAAGCCAATCGTGTGTCCAGAAAAGCGGCATTTCGTGGCACCAGATTTCATACTCTAGCGGAAAAATATCTACAGAATGAACTGACTGGTGGTGATTTCTCTTTGATGGATTACGAGATGTTCAAAGTGGCACAACCTGTATTGAATAGAATTGATAACATTCGTGCGCAAGAATCCACGTTATGGTCACATCACCTTCGTTTGGCGGGACGAGTGGATTGCATTGCTGAGTTTGATGGCAAGTTAAGTGTCATTGACTTTAAAACGGCAAGGCGAGAAAAAGATGAAGAACATATTCAACACTACTATATGCAAGCTGCCGCTTATGCCATCATGTTTGAGGAACGAACAAAAATTCCCATCAATCGTCTTGTGATTGCCATTGTGGTGGAAGATGGATTCATGCAAGTGTTTGAAAGTCGCCGAGACAAGCATGTAAATAGTTTGTTGTACTATCGTGACTTGTATGAGACATTTAACAAGTGAAATAGTATCGTAGATTGGTGATAAATAGTAGTGTAGGATGGTAGTAGAACAGCTCAACTTGAAACATAGCTTGGACAGGGGTTCGACTCCCCTCACCTCCACTTGATGTATCGTAGTGTTTTGGGGGTGCTTGGTTTCGACAGGTTAAGGATTAGATGCGAGAGCTACCCGAAAGGCGACTGCCGTAAGCAGAGCAAAAAATTTAACAGGCGCATATAACGCACCTCTCCCACTAAATTTTATGAATATTGAGATACCACAAGACTGTACACATATTAATGTTTTGTTTTCTGGTGGTGCAGATAGTACATTACTATCCTATTTGTTACTGAAACAACATCCAGAAACATCGTTGACATTACATTTCATGAAACATAGATTGGATTTTCAAAGTCCGTTCATGTATGATTGTCATACCTGGTTGGAAAATCATTTCAATAAAAAAATTCATTTAAACATCTGGGGTAAAACCTTCATTCGCCCAGCAGTAGAATCCATTCTTTTGGATTTTCCTGGCTATGTGTACACGGGGTGCAATAAAGTCCCAGAAAATGAATTCACTCCATCGGTGTATATTCCTTATGATACACCTCCAGTGCGAGGTTCAGTATTCAATGATTTTCATAAACGACCCTTCATAGATTTACTAAAGCCTGAAATATATAAAATATACCACAAAGAAAACATTTTAGACTTGTTTTCTCTGACTTTCTCTTGCGGAGCCCCTAAAAAACAAGAAAATCGTGTAACAGCGTGTGGGGGATGTTTTTTCTGTATGGAGCGTGATTGGGCCGTAAAAAATAACATAAATAATACACAAACACCTCGGTCAGTTTAACCACTTGGAGATTTTATGGCTACGT